TCTTGTAGCTGCACGGATCTTCTTGCTAACGATCTCTTGCTCGGGCGCAGAGAGCTTTGTCAGCGCTTCAGCGAACATCGTCATCATGTAGCCGAATGCATAGTGCATCGCCATGTCCTCAGAGAACCCGTGCTGCACCCGCTCAGCATCTACCAGAGCATCTTTCAAGTCGTCAATCAACAGCATTGCATTTTCTTTGTTCATGCTTGCATCCATGGTTGGAGTTTAGTTGCAATCTCTTCTGCGACCTTCTTGATCGCCCGCCCGGCAGCCTCTTTAGCGTTTGTATACGCATAATCATCGCTCAGCGAATTGAACCCGTGATAGAACTTCCACTCTTCTCCGGGCAGCGCTCTAGTTTCTACGGTGATATCATACGCCCGCCCGAACGGATCTCCGTGGCTGACGATCCTCACTAACCCGTAATCGCTTATAATTCTCATCACAGACTCCTAGGAAGATACGTTACTGATAACACCCGCGCGGCCGCACTGCCGCTGGTTTTAAACACATCAACCGTGTGCTGCACGAGCTTGGCAGCTTCAGCGAGCGATAAAGCGTAGACTTCTTGGCAAACTTCCTTGCCATCAATCAACAACATCGCTTCGTAGTACTTTAGTCTCATCACAAATTCCTATTCAAATTCAAGTTCAACGTAGTCATCCGCCCGCGCTGCACCATTCTGCTGTTCTTGCTCGAGCACTTCCGTCAGAGCAAGGTACACCCAATTCAGCGGCACACCGTAGAGAGAAGCGATCTCGCTAAAGCTCAGGTTGCCGCGCATCACTGCTTCCTGCAGGTCGAACATCACGTCTTTCATCTTACTCATTGCAGAACTCCACTACAAAATCCACATGAACGATAAAGGACCCTGCACCGTGTGCTGTGGGCGCCAATTCGATCATTTCACCCAATGTGCTGATCACAAAGTACTCGACGTCTTTGTAAATTGCTTTCATCTTACTCATAGTAGTAGTTCACATCCTCTGCTGCATCCTGCAGCCTTTCGTTGACATCATCCCAGCTTACACCATCTTGCCTATCAAGCCAACGGTTGTACTCATACTCGTACTCCATGATCTCTTCAGCACTCATCCAGCTTGGATAGCTCATGATCACCTCAGTTAAGTTCGTCTAACTCAGATTCAACTGCTTCAACAGCAAGCTCGACGATGTCTGCTTCAAACTTCAGAGACAACTGAGCGATGCACTCGTCACGATCAAGCTCAGTCTCAAGCAGCAGTCTTGTGTACTCTTTCTTTGCCGCCCGCGCGGCGCTCAATTCCCTTCCCATCTCAACTCCGTTTGCGTTTGTATTCATCATGAGTCCATTATAGCATCAAACAATAACCATGTCAACTGTAAGGTTATTCACTGCGAAGATTTATAAATACTTGTTTCTAAAGGATATTTATTTTTGTTGTCTTTTTGCCTAATATAAGATACATTGTTTTTTGATCAAATCAAATGTTACTTTACATGTTGACCAATTTTTCATTAACCTTTATGCTTTCCACATCTTAAGGAGATTACAAATGGACGAAATCGTAAATTTCATCAATAGCCAGCTCCAGATTCTTGGTCAAGAGGCCCATCAAGAAGTTGTCGATATTCAGTATTCTGACATGGTTGAGGAATACTTGAATCAGTGCAATGCTTATATGGTCTGGTCAAGAGATCGTGAGGCTGAAGTTTTTGCCGATTTGGATTCAATGGTATACTAACAATGGAAACGCTAATATTCAAGATCAAACCTCTAAAGCGTAGGGCGATCGAGCTCTATCACGCCGATAGCCCTTTTAAGCCTAAGGTTGTAACTCCAAAAAACAAATACAACCGTAAAGCAAAGCATAGGAAAGCTAATGAACATCTACACTAGCCGTTATCGTAATGCATTGAAAAAAGCAGCGAAGATCAATCGCCTGATGAAGAAGGGTTACATCGTTCTACATGCAGGCAATCCCGATCATCGCGGGTTCGTACTTCGAGGCAAAGAACTCTTGCTTGAAGCAGCAGACAACGTATTCTATTGTTACTACGAGCATAATCCAAATTTCGATCATGGTTACTATACAAACATTCATGATTGGAATGCATCATTCAATGATGCTTTTGAAGTGTACGCACCTACAGCAAGGGTACAATTATGAACGAACAAATTTTAGACAGCGAGATGATCCTATGAGTACAGAATTTTGGATTGGCATAATTTTTTGGTGTATTGGTAAAGATTGTGGTATGATTACTACAAGAAATACTTTTGCTTCTAAAGCAGAATGTCGAGTAGAAGTAGATAAAATGGAGCGCCGTCTCAAGGAAGAACCGACCAAAAAAGATATCATAGATGGGAGATGTAGTGACCATAGTATTACATTTGATAAAAAACATGATTTTAATACATGAACGAACGAATTCGAAAACTTGCTGAACAATGTTGGGATCAGCGATTAGATGGTCGGCATTTCGATCAGGAAATGTTCGCCGAGTTGATTGTTCAAGAATGCCTATTATCCCTGGAGCCAGATTTATACAGTAAAGAAATTGATTATGAGTTTGAACAACGATTCTACAAACGTTGCAGAGACAAAATCATAAAACACTTCGGAGTTGAACAATGAATAGCCAAGAAATCAGTGATGCTGTGTATAACTACGCAATGAGTCGTAGTGACTTTACAGCACCTTATGGCGTATTACAAGGTGAACATGTCAACAAGAAAGGCACCAAGTTCAAGAGTGTGACTTTTGGTCGTGCTCGTACACTTGATGCTACAGTAGAAATCTATAATCGCAATTTCATGATTCTCCGATGTAGTCGTGCTGCTGACCAAGTATACAAGAATTATGATGATTTAATGGTCGCATTGCAGGAGCTATAATGATGAACGAACGAATTCGAGAACTTGCTGAACAGGCTTGTGACGAAACTAAAGAATTTGGCAGTTTTGTCGATAACAGTGGAGAAATAGATTTTACTTTCCTACATGCTTATACGGAGAAGTTCGCTGAGTTGATTGTGTTAGAGGTTTTGGCAGTACAGGAGAATCTCATCAGTAATGGTCATAATGCCTGGCATTTGCACAAACCTACGAAAAAACATTTCGGAATTAGAGAATGAACCAACGTATCCAAAAATTATTCCTTGAGGCACAGAAGTCTGTGCAGTTTCTCGCCAACTCCGAGGAATCCAAACAGCGTATTGTAATGGAACGATTCGCTGAGTTGATCGTTAGGGAATGTGAGCAAGTATCACTAAAGAATAGTCACCGAAATGACGATATGGGTGCTATTATTGCTAAACAAATTAAAAAACATTTCGGAGTTGTAGAATGAAGGAACAGACCAAAGAAATACTAACTATTCTACAAGAAGAAGCCGCAGAAGTTATTGTAGAAATAAGTAAATGCCTACGTTTTGGAATTGATGATGACAAAATTTCGAGATTAAATAAAGAAATTGGTGATCTTTGTCTGATGGTAGACCTACTTATAAATGAGAATATCGGAGTTGATGCCGGCCTTATAGATCAAGCAAAACAAGACAAGATAAAAAAATTAAAAATCTATTCTAATATTGATGTAGACCAAAATGACTAAAGATAAATGTGACTATATTCTTAGATCAATAGTAGGTTCAGAGGAACTAATTGAAAGGTGGTGGAACTCCCCTAACCAGGCGTTCCAGTTGCAAAAACCTAAAGATGTCGATATAATTAAAGTATTTAATTATTTGTTAGATCAAATGGAGGCACCACACTAATGAAATTTGATAGATTTGATTTTGAGCAACAACTATTAGAGTGTTGGAATATTACGAAAGACATCAAAGCTCTATGTGAGGCAGTGTGTGATAGAAATCCTGCCATGACTGAGGATGAGATTACTAATGTTCTAATTGGATTAGAATATCTTTACGAATTGAAGTTTAACAAACTTTGGTCTATGTTTGAGAACGGTGTTAGAACTAAACATATTACAGGCAGCGCCAATGAATAAATGGCTAGTAACAGTTGATGGTAAATCATGGATAGAATATGGTACATATCAACAAGTAAGAGAAAAAGTTTTAAACTTTAAGTCATGGAATATTGTTTTAATTGATTACCATGCTTTGCCAGCTAGAAATTTATAATTGAAAATAGCCTTATTCCTCAATCACCCTCAGTGCAGTGTTCAATCTATCAATGCAGTAATTAGCGCATTGGCAGATTATTCCTTCAAAATTTTTACAAAGCATAAGGTAGAAGATCATTTTTTTAATGATGTTGACATGGTTTGTTTTCCTGGGGGTATTGGACAAGCTGATTCATTTGATTCTATTATGAGGAATCATTTTCAGCCTATTAAAGATTTTGTTAAGAAAGGAAAACCATACTTAGGGATTTGTATGGGTGCTTATTGGGCCGATCAATATTATTTTGATATCTTAAAAGAAACAAGAGTATTACAATATATCAAACAGCCAAATGCTTGCACAAAAAGGCCGCATGCCAAATCAATTTGTTTTAATTGGCAAGGATATCGTAGTGAGATGTTTTTTTATGATGGATGCACATTTAAAGGTGGTGAATTTAGAACAGTAGCTGATTATGGTATGGCAGACTTACCAATGGCAATCAGGCAGGATAACATAGGATTAATTGGTTGTCATCCTGAGGCTGAAGAATTTTGGTATGATATGTATTCTTATACTAAAAATAGATACATCTCAAATGCAACATTGTTAAGCCAATTTGTAGAAGATCTACTTAGCTAATTTATTTAAATGGCTTCTATTTACTCTGACCATAATCCAGGTATTATACCACTTACTTGAATCCTCTAATACATTATTGAGAAATTGTTCTTTTGCTTCTAAGTAATTTGTTACACCCTTAGATAAACAAAGATGAATGATTTCTCTCTTGAAATGCTCTTTGCCAATCTTTTCAATATCAGCTTTCAGTTCATCAGAGCTCGACCAATATTCTTTCCAATCACTCTCAACTTTATACCTAACCCTTTTCTTATTTACTTGCTTACGCTTTGGCGTCCAAAATAGCTTTTTTCCAATGTATTTCTTATTATTAAGAAGATTAGTTATAATATAAACAAATCCGACATAATTACCTGGCTCAGTAAATTCTTGATCCTTGTAAAACCATGTCATTCATCTTCCTCATCATCATCATCATCGTCAATTTCGTATAATTCACGGCCACAAAAAGGACAAAAATTTACTTGATAATAGCTCTCATCTAAGTTATACTTTATCTTAAACATAGCACCACATTCATTACAATCGAATTGTTTTTGCATCTATATTTCCTCTACCCTGACACCGCACTTCTTGAGAAATTGTAATCCATCGCTTGTTCTATATTGATTGCGATAGTAGACCGACCTAATACCTGTCGCGTATATCAGTTTAGAACATTCCATACAAGGGACATGTGTAATAAACATATCAGCAGCAAGCCCGCTCTCATTTGATCTAGCAAGTTTAGAGATGGCATTAGCCTCTGCATGAATAACTTCAGTTTTCGTTTTATTCTCAGAATCTTCACATGCGTTATCCCATCCACTAGGTGTGCCGTTGTAGCCTATACTTACGATTCTATCATCTTTAACAATAATAGAACCAACTTGTAATCTTTTCGCGTAACTTAATTTAGCAAACGTCTCAGCTACTTCCATGTAAGCACGTTTTAATTTATTTTGCACGTTTCTTTCTTTCTGTCATATCAAGGAATAAAATCTCAATGTCTGCGTGTTCACCAAAAGCCTTGTGAAACTTTTTTAATGAATCTTGGAAGTAAAGAGAGCTTGGATTATTACGACCAAAATATACATCATTAATTAGAATGTCTTTATATTCTTGCGAATCTTCTGTCAACGGAGCCCATTTGTTGAGTGGACATGTATTAAGTGGAATTACAGCTTTCAACTTAATTACACATCCACATTCAGAACACATCTCAATACCGCCCATTGATTCTACATGTTTATCACATGAGCGGCAAATCTCTAATCTTTTTGATATATAGTTCAAGCTACCTTGCCCCATACATCTTCCCACGATCCACTCAAAGCACCTTTAGCATAGTCAGTTGCTCTGTTTTCAAAAAAATTCGTATGAATTGGCGCATTTATTTGTTCTTCCACCCAAGGCAAAGGATTTTTCTTAACTTTCATGATTCCTTTAAGACCCATACTGATAAGGCGACGATCAGCAATATAGCGGATATACTGTTTAACGTCACGAGCGTCCAGGTCAGCCACACGTACCATGCCAAATGCCAGGTCAATAAACTTATCTTCCAAATCAACCATCTTAGTTGCAATGGTATAAATTTTAGATTTAAGATTGTCATTCCAAATTTCTCTATTTTCTTCTATATAGGTTCTGAATAACTTAATCATACTTTCAGCATGCATTGTTTCATCGACAATTGACCAGGTTACAATTTGCCCCATGCCCCTCATCTTACCGTGGCGTGGAAAATTAAGTAGCATAATAAATGATGAAAATAATTGCATACCCTCGGTGAATGCACTAAATGCGGCAATGTGTTCAGCCGTAGATTCTTTAGCGCTATTCCTAGAACTTAAGTCTAGCAAGTAATCATGCTTTTCTCTCATTTCGGCATATTCTAAAAATTGATTATAAGTTGTTTCTGGCATACCCAATGATTCAATCAAATGTGAATAGGCAGCAATATGCAATGCTTCTCTTGCAGCAAATCCAGCTAACATCATTCTAACCTCTGGCTGTGGAAAGTATGGTAGGTAATTCTTCACATAACCACCAGCAACATCAATATCTCCTTGTGTAAAGAATCTGAAGATGTGTGTTAGAAACTTTTGTTCATCCTCTGTTAATTTATTTTTCCAATCCTTAACATCCTCAAGCATTGGAACTTCTGTATGTAACCAATGTGCTTGTTCATGCTTTAACCACGCCTCATACGCCCAAGGATAGTTAAATGGTTTGTAGTAGCTTCTGTCTTCTAGTAAGTTAGTTTTTGTTTTTTTAATCATTTGTTATTGTTCCTGGAACTATGTCCACAACCATGTGGATTCTTTCTTGTAGTGATAAGTTAATTACGTGATGGGGTTGTTGATTATTGATCTCAATTACTTGACCTTCAGCCATGTTAATTGTTTTTTCGCCACATTTAAAATAGACAAAAGGATTAGTTATGATCGGCGCGTGTATTCTATGTGTTTTTTCGAGATAATCTCCTCCATCTACATGAAGAGGAATATTGCTTGCCGGTAATAGCTTTGTTAATATAATTTTAAAAATACTACCATAATTATAAAACTTTGTCAACCCAGATAACAAATCTGATGCTATATTTGTTATATCTGTGTAAAGAGGTTCATAAATTTCCTCTTTACACACATCCCAAGGTACCCACTTTACCTTTATTGTCCTAGTGTTCATATGAACGGGGAATTGTTCTCCACGTTCTTTTTCGGCATCCCACCATGTATTAGGAATGTTTAATACGTAATTCTTCAATCTAGTATGATCAAAGCCAATACCTATATCCAAAAAACCATCTGGTTTAATCATTTGATATAAACTTTAAAAATTGTTTTTCCTTTAATACGCCTGTATGTCTTTTTACTTCGCCATCTTCATTAAGTAGAATTATCTTGCTCATGCTTTTGAACGAATATGTTGAATTAGGTTTTCACAAATGGTGTCAATTTCTTCTTTAGTAAAATCCATCAAACCATCATTGCATGTTTCACTAATGTACATATCAAATTCGGCTAGCCGGTAGGGCATATAAGATCTTTCATCACTTTTTTCTATATTTGTAAACCATTCTGGATAGCCACAATTGATTGTAGTTGTACCGCCAAATATAACCATTCCAGGTTTATCAAATGCGTAAGCAAGATGCTGCCCCGCACTATCACAACCAAAATAATAATCACATTGTGATGCAATTATTGCCCATTCTCTAATTCCAACTCCTCTTATTGGCAAGACCATGTTGCGGTCTATAAAAGGAATTTCCCTATCATCAAACAATGCAATTTGTAATCCCGCATTTATTAGCGTTTGAATAGTTTTAATTGTAAGTTCTCTTGAAAAAGATCTTACTGTGTTATCTAATACTTCTTTATCAGTAAATGTTGCAGTGCTTCCGAAGGGTTGAAATAAGACAGTCTTTTTTCCAGACTTCTTAATTACATCATTAAATCTATTTTTCTCTGACTTTGTTAGATATATTCTAGGTTTATCTACTTGACCTTCTATGTTATTGATATCTTCGTTGAATGCTTGAGCTAAGCTAATTTTGTTGTTGATATAATTGCTGTTGAAGTATGGCTCTGGTTTAATAATCTTACTATCTCTAATTCGATCAAATAACCCTTTAGTATTATTATCAAACACTCTTGGTGCTAACTTCTTATTACCCCAAAACAAAGGTGTCCAAAAGTATGTAATGATAGTTGTATCTGGATTATTATCAACGAATTCTTCAAGAGCTGGAATGGCACAAATCTGACGGCCTGCACCACCATCTATTAATAACGTAGTTTTCATATTATTTAAATTTTGGACCGTTAACCCATCCAACGAGGCTATATCTAGTTCCTAGAGTAACAGGTGTGACTTCATGTAGTGTAAAGCTTGGAAAGAAATTAATGGTACCTTGTTTCTTTGATGGTTTTGTGGGTGCAGGCCCTCCTATATGAAGAAGTAATTCACCACCTTCATAACTATTCTCGTTTGATAACTGAACACTAAAACTTAACTTCCTTGAATTAGCGGTATCAAATCCATAATCACAATGTTTATCATACATGCCACCTTCACCGTCATTATCCTGATAACCAGTAAATTGCAATTGCTCTAATGCTATCAGATCGAACTGAAAGAATTGCTTGTTAATATTTGTAATTAAATCAGTACATTTTCTATACAACCAATCACATTCTGGATTTAAGTAATCTAACCAACTTATATCAGACCTTCTCAATTTATCATCATAGGGATTTTCACCAAATGTATTCGCTCTAATCTTAGGAAATACTTCAGTGCCTAGCCTAATAATTTCTTTACATTCATCTTCACTAAATGCATTTTCAATATATGCCCAAGATTCATTTTTCCAACCTGTTAAAAACCACATAATATATTCTCCTAATTATCCCTCACAAGCTAAGCAAACTTCCTCGCTTTGTGCTAATTGTTTTAAGTCTATTTCTTCGATAACTTGACGTTCTATTTTCTTAGAGACTTTATCAGCTTTCGAAATCTTCTCGCTGCGGCAGTAGTAAAGCGTTTTGAGTCCTTGCTTCCATGCCAGGAAGTGTACTGCATGAATATACTTGATATTCGAATCGGGTCTAAAAAATAAATTAACGCTCTGTGCTTGGTCGATATAATGCTGGCGATCGGCTGCATGCTGTACAATCCACCTTTGGTCAATTTCCATTGACGTCTTAAATACATCTTTGGTCCATTCGTCTAGGAATTCAAGATGTTGAACGCTGCCATCGTTGGCGATAATAGACGACCAGATTTCGTTATAATCCATCTTAGAGTCGGCATCACATTTCTCCATAATAATTTTGTCTAACCATTTATTCTTGTTTAACCACGCACCGCTGAGAGTGTCTTGCCTATATGCATTTGCTCGGTATGGTTCGATTGAGGGAGATGTATTGCCCATAATAATTGAAGAACTGGCATTAGGAGCAATAGCCATAACATGACTGAACCTACGACCCGTACCTTTGGCATCGGGAGCTTCGCCCCTTTCTTTACCCAATTCAATATTTGCATGATCTAATCCTTCACGGATGTGTTTGAATATTTGCTTGTTTTTACCAACAGCCATTGCCGATTCCCATGGCAAGTTGATTTTCTGCAAATAAGCATGGAATCCAAGTGCGCCAATACCAATCGAACGTTCCCGGAAAGCCGAATATGTTGCCCTGCCAATTGATTGTGGAGCATTATCAATAAAATATTGGAGAACATTATCAAGCATTTCAGCTATGTCACGAAGAAAAACCTTATCATTTTTCCAATCATCATAGTATTCCAAATTAACAGAGGATAAACAACATACGGCTGTACGTTCCTTGTCTGTTGGCAATACAATTTCAGAACACAAATTACTTTGACGAATCTTTAATCCAAGTTTCTTTTGAAACTCTGGCATTGTCCTATTACTTGTATCAATAAAATGAAGATAGGGTTCACCAGTTTGCATTCTAAGTTCTAAGATACGTTGCCATAGTCCTCTGGATGAAATCTTTTCACGGATTTCTCCATTATGCGGGTCTTTTAGCTCCCACGTATCGTCTGCTTTAGGATCAATCATACACTTTTCTATAATGTGCATAAAGTCATCAGTGATATTAATTCCATGATGCAAGTTCAGTGCTCGCATATTGGGATCACCAGTAGGCTTTCGCATATCTAAGAAGAGGAGAACATCCGGATGACTGATGTCAAGATAAGCAGCATAGCTACCGCGACGAGTACGACCCTGTCTGTAAGCGAGAGAAGATGCATCGTAAGTCCGAAGATGAGGCATAACCCCAACAGACTTATCATCAGCACTACGAATACCAATTCCGATTCCAATTCCACCTCCTAGCATGGATAACCAGTTTACTTCTGATAATGTATTGACTAATCCTTCTGCACTATCGTCTAGAAAGGGCAAAAAGCACGATATAGGCAGACCACGCTTCGAACGACCAAAAGATAAGATAGGTGTGCTATAGGAAAGCCAGTGTTTGCTAGAGTATTCATATAGGCGTTGTGCGTGGTCTTGATTGCTTCCGAAAGCGGCTGATACATATGCAAATCTTTCTTGTGGAGATTTTTCGCTTTCTAACATATAAGATTCTTGTAATCTTTTTATACCCAATTCATCGAATAATTTGTCTCGAGAATAGTCTACCACAATACCGTGAATTGTATTTTGCATATTGTTACTGCCTTGTTATTTTTATTGGATCACAAACCTAAAATATTTCTTTTAGGAGCCTCGAGTTTTATAGTATCATTTTTACATTTTTCAGCCAATGCAATTGCACTAATTTTAACTCCATTATCACCTTGTTTTGCTATTTCAGCAACCGCTGCAAAGCAAGCTGTTTGTGATACTGTGGCGTCTCGGCTAATTGCTTTAGCTGTATCATAATACAGCTGATCATTTGATGTCGTTGCACATCCTCCCAAAATTAGGCATAACAATATTAACATTATCTTTTTCATTTTTTATTGTATATTTCTTTTTGCTTTTTATACCAATCATTCCAACCATCGTTTTTAACACTGCATTCATAATATAGAGTATAATTGGTAACTACAGCTTTTAGCAACTCGGTTATAGCTGTTTGATTATTCTCTATTTGTTTTAAATCTGGACATTTTTCCTGAAGGGCAGCAGGTGCTTCTGGCCATTGTGGTTTAGCAGGTAAAAACTTTGTAACCAAACCGCAACTAGAAAGAATTAATGAAAGGAGAGCAATATATATGATTTTCATTTCTTCTCTCCTAAACCCTTTGCAGCTTCATTATGCATGTTTAGGATAACGGCTGGAACAGGGCATTCCTTTAAACTACGCTTTAGCTCTTCAATCTCATCTTCTAGCTTTTTCTTTTGTTCGGGTGATAAATCTTTGGTTATTTCTTTAACTACTTCTGGTCCTTGAATTATTTTATCAACAAACTTGGTAATAATTTCACCCTTTTCACGAACGATCTTAGTTTTTTCTACGATCTTTTCTTGGATTTCAGTAGTTACTTGCTTGCCTTTGCTTTCAGCTTCTGCAACCTGTTGTTCTAATTCCTTGACTCTATTTTCCCATTTTTGTTCATTGCTTGCTGCACCAAGGAACCAAATTGAAATTACTGTCAAAGCAATACCAACACCTTGGACAGCAAATCTATTTGCAGTAACTAATGGAATTTTAGAAAGGAACCAGGCAGCTGCAATTGCTGAGACTCCTAGAGCTAGTGTGAATGCCCAAAACCAGGTTGGGATCCAACTAAAGAGCATGGTTAGTTGCCACATATTATTCTAACCTCGTTATTAGTGGAAAAATCTTTGAGATTACTTCTGCACAGGTAAAAGCAATCTGTTTATGTTCTTTTTGTGTACCGTTTTCTTGTCTTAATGATATATAGTGGATCCAAGATCTCAACGTTCCATTCATATAAAGTCTAGATTCGGTTAAACCTTCTGGTAATACAGCTCTTGCCTGTTCTTTTGCTATACCGTTTTCTATAGCCCATGTATACGCTTCTTCTGCAGCGTTAATCACCTTTGCTTGATGGGTGATCCAAAGAGCCTGAAGCTCAGTATCATTTACTTCAATGGAGTTTTGTCTATTTGATGTGTCTTGTAACCTTGCTTCTCTAAAAACGAAATTGAGTTCTTTAATAGGATCAGCGTATCGCTGGGAGAATTCTTGGAAACTAAAACTTCTGTGTCTGAGGATTTGTCTTGCAATGTCTCGAGTTGTTGTAATTTCGAGACAAGCTGAGACCATTTCGAAGGGGGACCAATGTTTGTTCTTAATAAGGTATCTGAGTAATCTGTCCGTGGTTTCAGTATTGGATTGATTACTTGGGTTCGACACTCTGGCACAATAGGCAATGAGGTCTTGCAAATCTGGTTCGTTCTGAAAATCATCCATTATCTCGCTTGACGGTTTAGAATAACTAATCAATTTTATCTTCATACTCTCTTCCATGCTGTAAATTTCAATTTTGCTTGCAAACCCTGATGTGTATTTGTATTTATAAGGTTTTTAATGTTACGGCCTGCTAAAACCATGTCATTTATATCTTTTTCTTGTAAAGTCTGCGGCCAAATTACTACTTTATAATTATTATCAATAACCTTACCAAGCAACTTAACAACTTCCTTGTTACGTGGTTGATTATCGACAATGACAACCATATTGTCTTTTGGCAAATTAAGTTCTGTTAGCTTAGTAAATGCAGTTCCTGCTACTGCAATGGCGTTATCTACAAATAAACTATCTAAAGGACCTTCAACAACGAATATATCCTTGTTTTTTTCAATATTATTAATATTATACACCATTAATGCATCTTCATCGATCTTTACTGTTAAATACCGTAATGCTTCGCCTCTCAAGGCTCTGCATGTGAGTCCAACAAGTTTATCTTCTTGATTATAAAAGGGAATTACAAGTCTAGGTTCTGTTGTTTTCAGTGCTTCTTTGTATTTTTCAGATAATTGGCCAATCTTACTAACATCATCAATAAAATAAAGGTTTTTAAATTTTTCTCTTGGTATTTTTCTCTTAATAGCAAACTGAACAGCTTCGTTATCATCTGGCAGCTTATCCAATCGATCCATTAAAGTATCAATCAGTCTTTTTTCAAACTTTGGTTCTTTGAATTTAGACGTCTCTATTGCACTCGTAACATTTGCTTTCTTTTGATCACCGTCTGCATATGCTTCAAATAAGTACTGTCTAAAGAGGTTACCATCAAGGTCTTTCAAGAAAGAACCAAAGGACATGCTAGCATCACAATTATGACACTTATAATTTAGTTTGTTGCTTTTACCGTAGAAATATCCACGAGTCTTCAACTTATTCTTTGTTGAGTCGCCACAGATAATACAGCGACAATTGTAAAGGTTGCCGCCCTTCTTCTTAAAGAGAGGCAGCCTGTTACTAATTAGGTGAAGGTACTTAAGATCAAGATATAATGACATAATACAGGCTCCATAGATCTTTTATTATAGCATCAAATGCTATAAAAATCTACTAGCCTGTAAATATTTTAATAAAGACTGGGTTATGTAATAGCCAACCTGCTGCTGCTATTGCGCCAAGAACAAGATAAGTCCATTTGGTCTTAACTTGATCAACTTCATCGAGTCTTGCTGCCATCTTTTTATGTTGTTCAATAGACTCTGAACGCATTTCTTTGAGAGTTGCTGTTAAGTCGTCACGAGTCTTATCAAGACAATCGTGCATCTTGTTTATCTCTACAAAAAGAACATCGATCTTTTCTTCAAGGTTTTTTACTTGTGTTTCTAACACAGCAATTCTCTCTTGATTCTCGGCCATGGACTCATTACTTTTTCTTTGGAGTTGCTTTTTTATGTGCAGACTTAGCTGGTGCTTTAGCTGGTGCTTTATCTGCAGGCTTTTCTGCTGGCTTTGCTTCAACCTTAGGTGTAATAAGAGCAATATACTCATCGCTCTTCATAAATTCAACCTTAATAGTATCTAGATCGTGTGGTGTAGATACCCAATATTCTAGACCAGCTTGATCTGGTTCACGCTTTAAAACTTCACGGTAAAGATTAGCTACAGCCTCTTTGCGCATCTTGGCTTTGAATTCATCGCTCTTCATAAATTCTTCACGAATCACATCGATCGAATGTTCTGTAGAAACCCAATATTCTAGACCTCCCTGATCTGGTTCTCTACCAAGTACTTCTTGATAAAGTTTAGTAACTTCTACAATACGTTTTTTGCTCATATTTTCACCTTCTGTAGATAATTGTTGTGGTAACTGTGGTTTAACTGGAATAGATTTTTCTAATCCAAATAATTTTTTCAAAAAACTAAGCATTTGGTTTTCTCCTGAACATATCTAACTTATTTGACTTGCCTTTAGGTTTACCTCCAACTGGATCAGTAGCCAGTGTATATGTTGATTTTACACCAGTACTAGTTCCAATAACACTACCTGAGGTATTTGCAATGGCAGCGTCTTCAGAGTATTGTTTAAACGTTCTAATAAATTGTTCTGAAAAGAATTTATTAACGATTGTCTTTTCTTCTGCTAATGGCTTTGTAGCTTTATTTATGAACTGCATTTCAAGGTCTACATCTTCTTTATGCTTTTCCATTCCTTCTCTAATTAAGGCAAGAGCCGCAGCAATAGAAGTTAATTTTTTATTTTCAGTGGGGATCTTTTCTATAATTCTTTTCATTCTAAACACAAGGCGGTGAAGCAATGTATAGTTTTCTAACTCCTCTTGCGTTTGTAACTTAGACTTTATTAATTTACCTTTTTTATCAATAATACCTAATTTAAATGCCTCTGTTTCCTCAAATGGTGTCACCAGCATTTTAAGTATTCTGTAAGTAATTAATCCATCTACAAATCTATTTGACATTATAGGTTCTTTAAAGTCTCTAAAATTTTATTATCTATTTCAATGTCATTTTCTTTAATATATATCTCTCTGGATACTATTACAATTCTAGGCATAAAATTTAAAAATACGAGAAATGTTTTTAGCTCTTTCCAGTATTCTTTGTCTATTTTAAAAAATAGCAATTTTGTAGCAGCTTCGACACCAAACAGGTTATAGATAATTATCAGATGATTAAGAATAAGTCTTTCTCTAAGTTGTCCATCTGCATGGTATTTCTTAAATAATCTCTTGAGGTACTTGAACCTATTGAGATCATCAAAAAATTCATCTAGTCCACTGCAATTTTTATTATCGTAATGCTTAATTGCATACATGATATAAGTTTCTTCATTCAAATCAAACATTCATTAAAAAACCTTAACTATTATATAAACTGATAACGTGCCAATTGGTTGTTGCTGTGTTATATATTAAGGTTGCTGTATGCCCAACATTTGAGAATACTACATTACCACTATTTGCAATATTTGAATTAATCCAATAGTCTCCACCATATACAGTCATGGTGACTACTTTTAATTGATTTTCTACGCCTCGGGGAATAAAGATTCTACCAGGACCCCCTGTAGAATTTAAATTTGTAACCGTAGCTGTTAACGCTACTGATTCACCCGCAGATGTAATAGTCGCAGTTGAAGATCCAAGTTGTACCTTGGATTTCATATTAACATTTGCTGCAGATGAATTTAAATTTTCGATTGAAATTTTTCTGCTGTTTACACCCTGAACAATGTAAAGCAAATCTGCCCCCGTGGCCGGAGTAGTAGCAGCATTTAGTTCTGAAAGTTTTGCGTCAGCCATTAGATTTCAATTGTAGTATAAAATAATGCAATCGATACTGAATTATCGCTTGCGGATAAGTTAGTTACATTGACGTAAATTGTTCCATTAGGATTAATATCACTATTAAAACCAGTTACAGCTGGAGCAATGTAAGCATTTACATTAGAAACCGGATTGTAGTAATCGAGCACTACACCAGCATTTGCATTAGGAGTTGTAGCTGCTGCTCTTGCAATATCATTTGCCCTCATTCTGCTATCTGTGTAGATTCTAATCCGACTAGCAACATTAGATCCTGCACGATACAATGAATAAATGTTTGCGCCTGATATTTGAATATTAGCATTAGCACCTACAGCAATATTAGCTGTACTTGCAATCTTTACAAATCTTGTTTTTGCTAATAAATTAGCCGATGTAATCTTTCTGCTGTTGCCACTCGATACAATGTAAAGTAGGTCGTTGGCCCCAGCAGAATTCACTTCAATTAAATCAGATACTCTTGAATCGGCCATATTTTATCTCTTATTGGTTCTTTAGTTGATTAACTTCGTCACTAAGTGTCTTTACGGCATTTACAAGAGCCGCAACTATTTGGTTTACATCAATACCCAAATACCCACGCCTATCTGCAATAATGGGTGACATATCTACATAATTATTTGCTGCATTGTAAACATCCTGAGCAATAAAACCTATCATCCTTGAACTGAAACCTGCATCTTCATTGACTGTAGAATTTCTCATCTCAAATGATTTTACATCTAATGATTTAACAAAATCTAAACCAACAGTACTTGGTGTAACATTGCGTTTTAAGTTTACATCAGAAGGCACTGCACCAATTGTTCCATCCCCACGATATACCTGTGCAGATGTACCAGATGGATCTTCTAACAATGATGCATTAAAGTGAACTCCATCTAAACCAAGTCCAACCGATCCAGAAGCTCCTGTGCCAGGCCAATAATATCTAAACCCACCTGCTGCAACATCGTTATAGAAATAGGCACCAACCGATCCAGTATGGTTACCATATCTAAATGAATAGATGTTAGCTGACATACTATAAATATTAGCAGAAAAACCACCTGGTGTTAATGCTGCGCTTCCACCATCGTTTTTAAGATAAACCGCATTACCTTGCTTTGCAGATAAAAGAGTATCTTGATCTAAAATGTATCCTGATGCAGAAATCTTAGCTTTATTGACGCCAGCTGAATCAAATCCCCAATTTTGGTTGGCAGGAAAACCTACTGAATTGTTCCAATAGAATGAAGTGCCGCTATAACGATTATAAAATGTTACAGCGTTATCAGTAAATGCTGTATTAGTGAGGTTTGCCCAACGAAGTGTTAGATTACCTACCTGTTGTGATGCACCTAATGCAGAAGCTACAACATAAGTAGCATTTGCTGTCTTAAATGTTGGAATGGTATTTTGACCAGCTGCAGCATCAGCTACAGGCCACCCATCAACAACGATGTAGGCGTAATCCGATCCCTTTCTCGCGAAAGCATAATAGCCATCTCTTGCCAATGCGTTTTCAACCCAATAAAATGAAATGCCAGCAAATGTATTATAAAAGTTTAATGCATTGCTGGTTAATGTACTACTAGAAATATTTGCCCAATTTAATGTAATATTTCCAACTGTTTGACCACCACTGCCTACATTATTACCAGATTTAATGTATGTGACGTTAGCAGTCTTAAATGTTGGTATGGTATTTTGGCCGGCAGCACTATCAGCTACTGGATAACCATCACCTGTAATAAAGGCTCTATCATTATTTTTTCTATTAAATGCCCAGTAACCATCTCTTCCCAACGAATTTTCTAGCCAGTATATAGAAAGTCCAGCAAATTTATCGTGGAAGTTAATTGTATTACTTGTAACTGTAAATCCGTTAACATTTGCTGTAGTTAACGTAACATTACCAATAAACTGAGAATTTAGAGCTTTAGCTAGCTGAACATTTGATACTGTACCAGAGGAAACACCAGCGATAGAAGTAAATCCACCACCGCTTTGTGGTTCCCATGTTACAGTTACAGTATTCCATGTTAATACTTGACCGTTTGCTGGGGTAAGTCCTGATACATCATAAAGGTTGGCAAGACTAGCGGCACCGACTCTTGCATCTATTCTTGCGTTAGAAACCACATTGGCAACAGTAGCTTTCTTACTTGTAGAACTTTGAACCAAGTAAAGAATGTCTGAACTGTTTACCGATGTAGCTTCAGTAAGTTCTGATACCTTAATATCTGCCATGTTTTGTTACTCAATAAGATTAGGAATCTGCCAAGGTTGAATCGTCGTTTGCATCGACTTGTAAGTGGCCAGTTGCATTAGCATTAAAGTTTTTAGACATAGCAACTAGAGCTTCAGTCTTATAACGAGTGCTACCTTGAGAAGTAGTATAAGACATATGTGAAGACCATCCAGGAATGCTAAATCCTTTTGACTTGTTTGATGCAACAGCAACTTCAACACGATCTACACCAAACACATTAGCCTTACCGACTGTATTTGCACCAGCAGCTGCAGTAATACCCCAGCCATATGTACGAATACCTTTTGGTGATTGTTGAGCAGCAGTCGTAGTTTGTGCACCAGTTGTTGCAGCATATGGAGCATCTAATGTTAGCACATTAGATGAGAGGATCACATTAACAGCATAAGCAACGTTATTTAATAAAATAGCATCACCAGACTTAATATTGCCAGTGAATACTGTAGTAGCATTACCAACCAAGTATACATTACCTTGTGTTGCTGTAATACTACCTAAGATAGCTGATCTATCTAGTTTACCCCATTGTGACATCTTTGTATCTCCTTTATTTTTATTTATAGGGGTGAAAATTAGTCTTGTTTGACGTCTTTTTTGGTACGGGTACCCATATTTTCAACCCTTCTAATATTTCCGTGATGGATGTACTTACGGCGTACACCTGTTTCTTTATCAGTTACGACATATTCACCGTAAGGCTTGCCATCTTTCATACTAAATTTCTCACCGGAGATCATGTGACCGGCATCCATATGAGCTTTCATTTTTTGTTTTAGATCGTCACGGGTAAGTTCTTCTAAAACAAGTTCTTCTTCCTGTACCTTAAATGCATCGTGGGCAAGTTTAACAATTTCGTATTCTTCTACACCCTCTTGTGATTCTGCAAGAGATGTTGCAGCTTTTAAGTAGTCTGCAAACGTAAATTCCATTGGAGCTTCGAAGTTAAAATCTTCTTTAATAATTGTTTCATCAAATTGCTGATCTTCATCTTCCTCTTTAGCCATTACTTTTTTAAGTACTGCACCAGCGACTCTGTTTCCAGCTTCTTTAGATCCATAACGTTTTGCAGCAGAAGCAGCGATCTTTTTAAAATTCATACCAGGGGCACCAACATCTTGACCTTTCTTGAATCTAGTTTCATCAAGATCTTCGACTTGCTCATTTTCTTTAGTCATACCAGTTGCTTTTCTCATAGCTAAAACAGTTCTAATCGTTCTAGCTTTTTGAGCTAAACGATCATTAGAACTAACACCACCTTTTGCATTAATTTTTTTTATGACTTCATCGTGTTGATTTTTAAGCTCTTGATCACTCATATTTTTCATAGCTTTAGCTTCATCAACATCTTCAACTTCTTCACTCTGAAGTTCTTTTTGTGTCGCACCAGCTTTTCTAGCGGCTTCAGCATCTTTAGGATTCTTAGTCTTGTGATACTTAGCAAGCAATTCTTTTCTTGTGCCGCCTTGACTTTTTGGATTGTAATCTGTTACACCAGTGGATTCTTCTACGCTTTCATCGATTTCAACTTGCTCAATCAACTTCTTAGCATGAATTTCATATCCCTTCTTTTCCATGCTTGCAATATGCTTTTTAGCAGCAGCAACAGCACTATGAGTTCCAATAAACTTTTGTTTATGGATTTCACCTGAATCTTTATGCTTCATATGGACTTCAACACCCTTTGGTATAGAAGCAAATACTTTTTCAAAATCTGCACTCATAGCCTCATCAACCTGAGTTTCTACTTGTTGTTCATTTTTCTCTTCGACAAGTAAAGTAGTCTTTTCTTCTTTAGGTTGCTCAGGATTTGTAACCTTTTGAATAGCTTCAAAAAGACTCTGTGTGATTCTAGTATATTGTTGTTCCATAGAAATACCTTCGGTGGGAATAAGTTATTGTAATATTTATAGTTTTGAAACTGGTGTACTTGACCAGAACTTACATGACCAATAGTTTGCTTTCCACTTAGGTCCTGGATTATCACATCCATGACGTGCTCTAAAACTTGCTCTGCGCGCTGGATCATCACGTTTAATTTCTAAGTTAGGATCACCAAAGTTTACTTTGACAACATTACCCTTGTCATTCTTTACATATACTGCTCGTTTCTTTGGACCACCTGGTGTAAGAAATGGTTTATTTAACTTAGGTGTTTTTCCACCCTCTTCATTAATCTTAGTTAAAAAGTTTCTAAAGTTTTTAGGTTGATCATCAACTTCACCCCAATCCTCATACTGCTCATCTCCTGTAACAACAAACGATTCTTCTGTAAATCCATCTTCCTCGCAACAATTAGCATTAAAAGCTGCTTCTCTTAGTGATTTAAAATCTAGATGTGAATTATTTACTTTACTTTCGTTAGTTTTTTTACCAACCACATTATGCTGTTTTTCTTCAGTAAATTCAGATTTCATATAATTTCTTACTGTACTGATATAATCCTCAGATTTAGTAATTTTACTCTGTACCCATTCCGGAAGATTGGTATTATCTTCTAACATATCGTGAACTTCCTGCGCATTCATGATAATGGATTTTAAATCTGATTTTGCCATATCACCTTCATAATCATATTCTCTTGGATCTTGCAATTCTTTAACTACTTTGGCAGTTCCTACCATTTGATCTTTAGGCTCAATAGGAGGCTTATTCTTTTCTTGCTCCTTACGCTTCATCAAAGCGTTATAAGCTACAGATCCTTTGCGTGGAGGTTTAGAACCGTAACTAAAAGGTCCTGCTTCCTCTACACGTTCCTTGGCTTTATTTTCCTGTTCTCTACGACGGAAATAGTCTAATGTTTTCGCCACACCTTTTTTAATTTCTCCTGTTTTAGGATTTTCGTGGTCACCTTTATTCACTCCTGACTTATATACTTTTTTACCAGTACTTGGACTTATATAATAATCACCTTTAATATCTTTACCAATAGATTTAACTTTATATTTTGCTCCACTATCGCCTTCCGCCACACTTTGCTTTTCTCTTTCTTCACGCTCTTTCTTTTGTTTGGCTAAAAGATCTTGTATTCGTTTTAAACTGGCATTTACATCATACCCTGCACGTGCCAAAGAATTAGTAAATTTTTGTCGAGGAGTTAATTTTTGATATTTAGCTTCATCTAATTCGGTTTCTTCTCTAACCACATAGCTAATATTCTTCATACCGGAGGTGGGATGGATGAATGTCTTTTTCATGACCTTACCTCCATGCTTCTTGGCATGAGCAAACGCATCTTCTTTCTTGGCAAACTCATTGGTCGGGGGCTTAATCATAGGCGATGCTTCTTCTTTCTTAACACTTGCCATTCCTTGCTTAGCTAAATGTTTTGCAATAGAAAACCCTTGTCCATATTTGCCTGCTTTAGCCACTGGATTTTTCTTGGGCATATCCGGGTCGAAAGGTCTGTTGGGATCTAGATGCATGGGCAA